GAGGCCGTGAATACGCCGTAGTTTTCCGCCCAAATGACGTCGCCCAGGATGTCGTCGAGCGGACGCGCCACCGTGCCCGGGCTGGCCTCGGCCGCGCTCACGTCCTCGCCCGCCAGATCGGTGATGGCTGGGCGGAAGATGCCGGTCTCGTCGGTCGAGTTGATGCGCAGGTAATGTGCCTGGGCGGTGTAGAGGGGTGCGCTGAACTTGCCGTAGTTGATGCCGTTGGCCTCGTACTGCAACAGCGTTTGCGGGTTGTCGGCCGGCGCCGTCAGGGCCTCGTCGGTATAGACCGTGGCCAGCGTGTTGGTGGTGCCGGCGACAATGATTTCCACCTCGGCATTGGCATAGTCCGGCTGCCAGATGTCGAACAGCCCGTCGGCGACGCGCATGACCATGTGAGGGGTCTCCTAGTTGGGGTCGGGATTGGCCCAGCGAATGGCCGTGTCCAGGCGCAGCTTTACCTTTGCGCCCTCGATAATGAGTCCGACAGTTCGTTCAATGCTTCCTGTCTCTCTTTCAAAATAGACCCGTAGCGCTGTGTCAAATTGCTCCCGGTCGAAGCATCGATAGGCTGCAGGACAAGTGGAACCGGCGGGGGCGGCGGACAGACGGACGCCACCACCGTTGGCTTGCTCGCGCATCCTGCGATCAATGTCATTGCCAAGAGCACCGAGAGCCACCTGATAACTCGCATCGCTTGCCTCCTTGCGCGCCTTGTCCAGCGCGATCCGGTCCTTCGCCCGCGCTTCGGCTTCTTGGCCGATCGCATCCACCCGCCCGCGGTATTCCGCGAACGTCTCGGCTTCGCTGCGCCAGGCGTGAAACAGCAGCGCGCAGGCGGCCGTGAGCACCGCCAGCACGATGGCGATGCCCAGTCGCAGGTAGTTCACGCCACCCCCAGCGCGCGCTTGGCCTGATCCCACAGGACGCAGCGCTCGGTGTAGCCGTTCATGCCGCCGTTGATCTTGCGGGTGATGCGATCGAACTCGCCGGCATCGGCCGATTCGTTCAGGCCGCGCGTGCGCCAGTAGTCGCCAGCCGACCGCGCCGCGTTGATCGGTTCCTCCAGCAGCTCGGGATGCTCCACGCAGTCGATGCCCAGCGCCGCCGCGGCGTGCATGTAGTTCGCGCGGCCGGTCACCTGGATCAGGCCGCGCCCGAGGAAGCGCCTGCCGTCACCGGGCTGGTTGTTGCCGAGGTCGGCGCGGCCCTCGTAGCGCAGTTGCGCCGGTATCGGGCCCCAGCGCTCGCGGATCCACATGAACCGCAAGGTTTCGTGCGCCACCTGCGCGAGGAATGCGGCCTGCCGTGCCGGCGTGTTGATGTCGAACTCTTCGAAGGCTGCCGTCAGCGGGTCGGCCCATTTCTGCGCCAGCGCCATGGTGCAGCCGGTGGCTTGCTTCAGGGTGTCGGGCGTCATGTCGTTCCTTTCCGGCGTCTGTCGAACACGATCAGCCCGGTCGACGCCACCAGCCAAAGCCAGTCGCCGACCGTGGGGCACTGATGGACGATCTGCCACGCGGACCTGCCGGCCGCGATCACCAGCACGCAATACGACAGGCCGAACGCCTCCCATGCCAGCCAGGAGCGCCCGCCGCGATCGACAAAGCGCAAGGCGTTCACCACGAGCGCGCAGCGAATGAGAATGGCGCCGAACAGCAGGCCAGCAACCAGCGCGGCGATCATTTCTCGCCCGCCTTCGCCTGCGGATCGATCACACCGCGCAAGCGCTTCAATGCGGCCGGCAGCACCGTTTGAGCCGATACGCCGATCAGGAATGCGCTGGCGCTTGCCTGGCCGGCGGCCGGAATCGCGCGCAGCCATTCAAGGTAGGAGCCCGCCGCGCTTGCCACGATCGGCGCGAGCTGCCCGGCCGCCAGCGTGCCGGTGGCCAGCGACGAGAACAGGCCCCATGCCGAAAGCGGCCCGGCGTACCGCAGCGCCACGAACGAGCCGAACAGCCCCGCCATCAGGGCATTGCCGTCCATGCCGAGGAAGGTGCCGGTCAAGGTGACGGCGCCAAGGGCGAACGTGACGCCGGAGGTAGTGGGCTCGGTCATACGGTTACTTGCGCAGGTGAGATCCGGAGGGGTCAAACGGGTCCAGCAGGTTGGTGGCCACCCATGCCGCCGCGACAGAACGCCAGCCGGGTTGTGGCAGGTAGCGCGCCAGCCGCTCGCTGGTGGTCCATTCGCGCGGCAGGTCAAGAAACACGATCGACGCCAGCGTCAGGTTGACCAGCACGTCCAGCAGGAAGCCGGCGACCAGGATCGGCAGGCCCAGCGCGATCGCCGGGCGCGACAGGCGCTTGTCCTCGTAGGCGCGCCGCAGGTTCATCACCGCGAGAAACAACAACCAGAGCGCGTAGACCGCGACGAACACATAGACGAGGGTCATCGCATAATCTCCTGGACTTCAAGGAAAGTATTGGCTTTGCCGTTGTAAAGCTGTGCGCCGGCGTTGTCTTGATTGATGTAGGTGTTGGTTGCGCTGCTGCCGCCGGCGCGAACCTTGAACGTTGTTGGCGAGGCCGTCCCTAGCGGCGTGGATGGAGCCGAGACATCAACTTGGACAGTGGCTGTCGGGGAATAGGTGCCATTCACTGCAAAAGCGTCGGTCGCAGCGTCTTGGAACAACGCAACTTGGACGTAGTTCGTGCCACTGTTCGACATGAACACGCTGGCGCGCACGCGACCGATGTTCAACGCGCTGTGTGGCGTGATGGTCGTGTCCAGCGCGGAGACCGAATTGCCTTCCGTGTTCTGCGGGATGGCGTTGTCAAACGGCAAGACGGTGGCGCCAGCGTTGACTCCCGTCCTCAGTGATTTCCGCCGGGTTTGCACCACTTGGCCGGGCAGCGGCACTCCGGGCCCGTAGCCGATCGCCAGCGACGGGGAGGCCCATGCGCCGGCCGTGTTGACGGCTTCCAGATAGCCGATGATGACGATGGCCTGGCTGCTGCGCGAGGTCGTCGAATACCACGTGTGCGCGCTGGTCGAGCCGGCGCCCACCGCAGTGGTGGCGATCATGTCGGTCGGCAGGATTTCGTACACGTCCGTGCCGTTCCAGGTGTTGATCACCGCCAGTTCCGGCGTGCCACCGTTGTAGACAGCCGCCACCCACAAGCGGCCATTGGTGCCGCTGGATAGGCCCAGCGTGCCGCCGCTGGCCACCGTGAGCGTCAGTGCCGAAGTCAGCAGCACTTGCTGGCGGACGCCGTTGTCGTTGAATTCGAGGAATTCGCCCGACGGTACCGTGATGGTCAGCGCGCCGGCATTGGCGGACGCGAACACCTGCAGGAAGTCGGGATCTCCCACCGATGTGGGCAGCTTGCCGTCGGCGTTGAGGGTCGGCACCTTGCCGCTGGTGGTCCCGGTGTCCACCAGGGCGGCCGTGCCAAGGCTCAATGCCGTCCGCGCACCCGCCGCCGAAGTCGCGCCGGTTCCGCCGTTGGCCAGGGACAGCGGCAGCGACAGGCTGGAGAACGCCACCACGCGCCCGGCCGCCACGTCGGTGGCCAGGGACGCGGCCGACGTGTGCGCGGTCGCCACGTAGTAGAGCGTGCCGCTGTTGCTGAAGGTGTCGGTAACGTTGTAGGCGGTGGCGGTCACCCATGCGCCGCGGCTCTTGAACAGGGTGCTGCCGCTGGAGGTCCAGGTGCTGCCGCCGTCGAAGCTGTATTCCAGCAGGGATGTGGTGCTGTTGATGCGGAAGGACGGCGCCGGGTTGATGACGCCGGTATCGTGTGTCGCCACCGTGAGGCCGGTCACCGTGGCGATGGTCGGCACTTCGATGTACACGGCGCGCTTGAGCTTGCCGTCGGAGCCCAGTACCTGCGGATTGCCCAGCGTGGCCGATCCGGTCGGCGCCGCGTACAGGGTGGCCTTGGTGGCCGTCTTGGCGCCGCCGGAGACGGTGTAGAACGTCACGGTGGCCCCGGCATACAGCCGGTTGGCCAGTGCGAAGTCCTTGATGGCGGTGCGCATGTCGTCAGGCTCCCCAGGCTGCCGTGCGGCGCGGCATGCTCACGGTTTCACGGTTGCTGTCGCCCAACTCCACCAGCATGCGTGCGGCGGTGTTGCGCATGCGATCGACTTCCGGCGCCGGCAGGCGACGCACCGGACCGTCGGCGATCTCGGCGGCCAGCGCGTAGATCATCCAGAGTTGCCACTCCGGCCCGAAGCCGTGCCGCATCTCGGCGTTCGGGTTCTCGGTGACGTCGTAGGACGCCGAATAGACCTGCGCCTCGATGCGCAGCGTGTAGCTGGAATCGGTCGGCACCGGGTGGACGTAGACCTTCTTCGAGGTCAGGCGGTCGATGTGCACGACCTGCGGCGCGCCGCCGCCGTCCTTGTCCGGGATGTTCTCGTAGGCGCGGCGGCGGACCAGCTCGACCGGCTCGTCGTGCCCGCTGCTGTCGCGCAGCCAGGCGTTGATGGGAAATGCCACGCCGTCCGTCGGGTAGTCCGTGATGTCGGCGATGTCGTATTCCGCGGTGTCGGCGAGCAACGGCAGTTCCAGCGTCGCCGGAACCAGCCAGAACACCCGCCGCGTGCCGGTGACGTGGGCCACCAGCAGGTCGAGATAAAACATCGTCTCGGCCATTTCCTCGGGGTCGGCCTCGGTGTCGCGTATCGAGAAGGCGCCGATCTTGCGCAGCGCCCTCTCGCACAGCGACCTGACGGACAGCAGGGTCGGCATGGCTTAGGCCGTCACCGGGACCCGCAGGTCGAGGATCTGGCCGGCCTCGCTGTCTTCCTGGACCGCCTCGCTGCCGCGCGAGATCCCGATCCGGTTGGCGGCCTTCCGGTGCGCGACGATGAAGTCGATCATGTCCTCGGGCGCCGAGTTGGTGCCGAAGCGCTGGCTGTCCGGCAGCAGCTTGACCTGCTTGAGGAGGGCGGCAACGGACAGATCCTCGAGGCGCGCGATGACCTGGTCGGGGTCGAGGCGCACGTTGGCGAACCGCTCGTCGGTCTTTTCGACGGGCTTGATGACGTTGCCGTCCACGTCGGTGACGCGGAACGCGCGGTCCACCAGGAACTTCATGGCGTGATCCATCGGCATCACCGTCGGCGTGTCGCTGGCGAGCTTGTAGCGCCGGATGATGGGGTCGCCGTTGGGGTGCTTGCCGACCACGATCTCGTGGCTGCGCGGCTCGCCGATGCGCGCCGTGGTGTCGAACACCAGGCCTTGCGGCTGGTCGGCCTCCGGCAGTGCCGGTGCGGCCGGCGCCTGTTCGGAGCGCTTGGCGGCCAGCACGGCGCGCGACGCCTCCCGCTTGGCGCGCGCCTCGGCCTCCGCCTTGGCGGCGGCCTCGAACTCGGCCAGCGTGGTGGCGATGCGTGCCTCGCGGTCCGACTGCGCCAGTTGATTCCACTCGTCCTTGCCCAGCCCGGCGTTTTCGAAGGCGATCTGCACGATTTCGCCGGCTTGCAACTTGACGCCATCCAGCATCACTTCGGACGGCAGGATGTTGCTGCCGATGATGCCCTCGTGGCGCGGCGCCTTGTCGGTGGCGGCCTTGTCGTCGGCGGCCCGCTGCTGCTGCAGGGCCCTTTCGTTCTGCTGTTTGGCTGACATCTGCGTTGCTCCTTGGAAAAAGCCCCGGGGCCGTTAGGCACCCGGGGCGGGTTGAAGTGGTTGCGCCTGGATCAGCGGAGGTCGCCGCCCAGGATGTAGGGCAGCAGGGCGAAGCCCACCGCGGTGTCGGCACCGGACGACAGCGTGTAGCTGATCGACTTGGCCGCGGCGCCGGTGATGACGTGCGCCTCGTGGGTCAGGTCGCCGGCGTTGGCCGAGTCCTGGACCTCGAACAGCGCGCCCATCGTGTTGGCGCCGTTGACGATGGTGGCCTTCACCAGCACCGCGGAGGCGCACGACACCGCGTCGATGTAGCCGTCGGCATCGCCGCCGGACTCCGACGACAGCGTGCCCACCTCGACGGTGATGCCGGAGTCGGCGGCGACCACGATGATCGACGGATTGGGCAGCACCAGGGTTGCCGTCGCCCAGTCGAACCCGGTGTCCTTCTCCGTGGCCGCCGTGCTGTCGGCGAAGCTGAACGGCACTTTCGCCACCCAGTCACGGCGCTGCGTGTCGATCGGCACCTCGGTGACGCCCTCCTTGACGGCGGTGACGCTGAACCACTGGCCCTTGGGTGCCATGCCGTAGACGTCCACCGACGACACGGTGTCGAGCGTGTAGAACGTCGCCTTGCCGTAGGTCATGGAAATCGGGTTGGTCATGGCGGCCCCGGCGGCGTCGTAGATCGTCGCCTTGCTGGCGCTGCCGGCGGTGCAGACCTGCAGCGTGCCGCCGCTGGACTGGATGATCGGCCCTGCCATGCTGCCGGGACCACTTTCGTAGAGCTGAACCTCGAACTTCTTCATTGCGTTCTCCCGGTCGCGCGGCCCTCCCGGACCGCGCTACCTGTTGGTGGTTTAGGCAGCCGCGGCCGTCTTGAGCGTGTAGATGCCGTAGTCCTCGCGGGACTGGCTGTCGTACCGGCTCTTGTACTGCGGCTTGAGCATGCCGATGATGCGGCCCAGCGCGATGCCCGGACGGTTCTTGTAGTCCGTGTTGTCGGACTCCTCCATCTCCGGCGCTCCGAGTTGCGCGAAGCCCAGTGCACCGGCCCCGAGCATCATGGCCTGCGCGCCGTCGACGGTGTTGCCGCTGCCCCACTTCGCCGACCCAGAGGTTGCCCCCAGGGTGTTGTAGACCTTCTGGTGGTCGTAGATGACCACGTCGTTGATGATCTTCTTGGCGTTGTTGAACAGCGGGTTGTCCAGGCCGCGCGGCATGGCCTGCGCCGTCAGGGTCTTGTAGTCGCTGGTCTTCTCGAGGTCGCGGCACTGCTCGGTCGAGAGGATCAGCACGTAGTAGCCCTTGCCGCCGGCGTTGATCGGGAGGATGCGCTTGCGCTTCGCCGCCGCCTTCATCGTCGTCACCAGGTCCCAGGTCATGGTGTCACTGGTGGTCAGCGTGCCCTCGCTGGTGGCCGTGCCGGCGTACTTGATGCGATTGCTGGTCGCCGCCGCCACGTCCGACGCGAACGACAGTTGCGGCAACTGCGAGGTGCCGCGGGTGCTGCCGTCGGTGTTGAGCGTGTAGGCGCGGCCGGCGGCCGTCAGGAACAGCAGTTCGTCGAGGACGTCCGCGATCCAGAACGACAGGCGGTCCTTCGCGGTCGCGCGGAAGCGGATGACCGTCGCCTGCTCTGACATCCGGCCCTTGCTGCGCACACCGTTGCGGATCTGGTCGATCCGGATGGTCTGGGTGTCAGCGAACAGTTGCTCCTCGCTGCCCTCCAGTTGGTTGTCGCCGACGACACCGCCGCCGGTGAGGTCCGTCACCAGCGGGAGCACGCACTCCAGACCGCGGTCGGTCTTGGTGAGTTCGGTCACGCGGATGATCGGCTTGTTCATGTCGCCGGTGTTGGCCGACATGAAGCCGTTGGACATCCAGAAGTTGTCGTCACGGCCCTGGAGGGCCGCACTGAGCGCCCATTCCCGCTTTTGAAGCTGGGTGAGGGCGCCGAAGTCGGTTGATGCCATTTGAAGCCTCCGGTATGGATGAGCGGGGCTTCGGCCGGTTGGCCGTCACATCCCGCGGATTCGTGCTCGCAGGCCCGGCATGGAGTTGAGGTAGGCGTTGGCCTCGTCGTCGCTCATGTGCTCGAGCTTCGACATCACCTCGTCGTCCGACGGCATGACTGCCGTGGTTGCCGTGCCGATCCGTGAGACATCGGGAGGCGCCGCCGCCGCGTTGTCGATCGCCCTGGCGTTGGCCTGGGCGTTTCGGGAAAGCGTCGGTGTCGCCGGCGATGCCGGTGCGCCAGTGGGTACGGGTTGTCCGAACTTCGCCTGCGCGAGAACCGCGATGCGCGTGCGGAGATCCTTGGTCGCCTCGACGCCAACCCCGATGGGTTTGCCTTCGAGAACGGCCTCGGCGTGAGCCATGTCGGTGAGCGCCGCGATCTGCGCCTCGGTCAGCGTTGCGGCTGCCGGGTATTTCTCCATCAACTGCCGGCTGTGTTCCGCCAGCGTGGTGTCGCTTCGGACGGCTGCCTGCTGCGAGCGCTGTTGCATCAAGTGGTCGCGCTCTCGCATCAGGGCGAGCTCTGCCTTCTTCTGTTCCACCATCGTGATGTCGCCACGGTCGAATTTCTCGGCAATGGCGATGATCTCGGCGTCGATTTGCGCGACGCGGTCGATCGGAGCGTCGGCCGGCTCTCCCGTTGGGGCAGCAGGCTCGGCGGCGGCTGGAACCAGCCGTTGCAGCACGGCCACCTGACCGCTGAGTTCAGCGGCCTGGCGCTCGGCTTCCTGCGCGCGGCGCCTCTCGGCGAGCAGCGCGGCAGCCGGGACCATCCTGGCGGATGGCGGTGCGGCGGGGGCGGGAGCGGCAGGCGTCGCGGCGGCGGCCGGGGCCGGGGTGTCCGGGGCCGGCGGTGCTGTCTTCGACGGGTCTGCGGCTTCCGCCTTGATGGCGGCCAGCGCTGCGGCGTCCGGATCGAGGTCAGCCGCGGGGGCGGATGGCTCGGCGGGCGTCGGCGTCGGTGCCGGTGCGGGTTCCGTTGATGCGGGCGGCGCGCTGGCCGCAATGGCTTCCTGGACTTCCGTTCCCATGGTGCTGTTCCTTGTGCGCTGGTGACTGGCGAATCGCCCGGAGCCCGGCGGCGGCTGTCCTGCGGTGCTTCACGCCCGAACGGCGGCGGCCCGGAAATGCAAAAGCCCGCCGGGTTTCCCCTGGCGGGCTCTGTGGTTGCCTGTTACGGTCAGGCTCCGAGACACCGCTTACCCGGCGGTGGCGGGATTGCCGCGCCTGCGGCGAATTCGTTACTGGATGGCGTCCGGCATGATCACGTACTTCGCGGCCTCGCTGTCGTGCTCCGCGCTGGCCTGCTGGCCCTGCGCGAGCTTCACGCCCTGCGACTTGACGGCCGCGATCCGGTACTGGTGTTCCTTCCAGACGTCGATGGCGACCAGGCACTGCTGAGCGAAGTCGTCCATCGTGTAGGCGTGGAAGCGTGCCAGCGGCATCGGATTGCCGTCGGCGCCGAACTCGATCGGGATCTGGATGTCGCCGTCGGCGTCCTTCCAGAGCAGGTAGAACATCTGGCCGATGTAGCCGGCCAGCCAGGTGCCGCCTTCCGCGGCGTGGCGGTTGACGTGGCGGCACACCCGGCGGGCATGCTCGCGCCAGTCCTGATGCATCGGCGCGTCCTCGGGGTAGCTGGCGTGCTTGAACTGCCCGCTGGCGAGGATCCCGCACACCCACCAGTGCGAGCCCTTGGCCTCGGTGAACATCCAGCCCCGCACGCGCGCGCCCAGCCAGGAATCCGGGAGGCGGTGGAGGTTCTGCTCGGCGACGGCGCCGGAATCGCCGGTGGTGGGGACGATGATGGCGGTCATGCCTGCACTCCTGCGGTCAGCGGCTGCGCGGCGGCCATCGCCGGCGCCGGCTGGGGTTGGCCGAAAGGTCCGCCAATCGGCCCCGGCGGTTGCGCACCGGGCGCGCCCGCCACTGGCGCCGCGACGACGCCGGGCGCCGGCAATCCGGCTCGCCCCGCCGCCTCGAGGTCGGCCGACGACGGGATGCCCAGCGCGGCATTGATCGCCGCCACCTTGGCCTTCACGGCGTCCTTGTGCGGGATGCTGCTGGCGTCGATCGCCTCCTCGCGGATTGCCTCGACCGGCACGATGCCCTTCTCGACGAGCTCGAGCATTTCCTCGAACTGCGCGGCCAGGAAGGTGGCCGACAGCGGGGTCTGGTCGATGGCGACGTCGTAATGCCCGAGGGCCAGGTCGTTGACGATCTCGCCGCTGGCCTGCTCGTCGTTGACGATCAGCGTCTCGTCCTCGCCGCGGTCGGTGAGAAGCGCGAACACGCGGCGCTGCGTGTAGCTGTTCTGCACGATCTCCAGCGTCTTGGCGCCGTAGAGCTCCTGGGTCTGCTTGTTGTTGTCCATGAAGGGCTCGATGCCCAGCACGGACTGGCGCTGCCTGGCCTCGATGGCGCGCCCGGACTGCACGCGGTCCAACTGGCCGAGCGCGCTGTCGTTGATGCCGGAGATCTCCTTGAGGTCGGAGGCGTCCTTCTGCTGCAGGCGCTCCATCGCCATCGGCGGCGCGCCGGGCTCGATCTTGCGGGGCGCCATCCACTGCTCGCCCTTCCACTCGATGTTCACGCCCGGCATCGCGCCGTAGTTCTCGATCTGCTCCTTGCCGTCCGGCGTCAGGCCGTCCTTGTGGTACATCCAGCCGGCGTGCGCGGTGCGCGTGACGATGTCGATCTCGGCGCTGCGGCTCTTGTTGTAGGCCTTCTGTGGGTCGATCAGGTCTTCCACCATGCCGCCGGTCTGGCCGCGCCGGAAGTACGGGAAGAACGGGATCAGCGTGTAGGTCTCGTACTGGCTCCACTGGTCGTAGACGATGATGTCGCCCACCAAGGTGGTCCAGCGGATCTTGTGGCCGGGCAGCCGCACCAGTTTCCACGGGCTGACCTTGCCCTTCATCCAGTAGCGCTCGTCGAGCCAGGCCATCATCTTGCCGACGCGGTCGTCGTCGAAACTGTCGGGCACCGGCTCCTTGTGGCCGGTCTCGAGGTCGACCATGTAGCGCATCATCATCGGCACCTTGTGCTGCATGTCGATCAGGCGGATGCACTTGCGCGCCGGGTCGTAGACCTGGGCGAGGTAGTCGTTCATGTAGCGCGTCGTTGCCGACTGGTTGCTGCCGCCGCCGAAGGTGCGCCAGGGCGCGATCTCCTCGTATTCCTCGACGATGCCGGCCGGCACGCCGCCGCGGTAGCGGCTGCCGAAGAACGGCGACAGCAGCGCCTGCGCCTGCGCACCGTAGGTGAAGCCTACCTCGTCGACGCTAACCCAGCGGCCCTCATACACGAAGTTGCAGGACTCGTTGAGGTCGTAGGTCTGGCCGTCCGGGTCCAGGCCGATGGCGAACGGGTCGCGGTCGGTCACGCGCTGCTCGCCGAGGATGTTCTTGGCGTAGGACAGGCGGACGTCGTAGTAGCCGCGGCCGGTCAGCATGCCGTCGATGAACACCGACGTGTCGGTGTAGCGCTTGCGGTTGGACGTGGCGATCTGCTTGCCGATCTTGGTCAGGGCCTCCGCCGTGCGCTGGTTCCCGGTGCCATCGTGGGCGGGCTGATACTTCACGTCCGTGCGGTTGTTGCTGTAGTAGCCCTGCACGAGACGCACCAAGGGCCGAATCTTGTTCCACTTGTAGGCCGGCCTCTTCTCGTCGGTGAGTTTGGCCACATCCTCGGCCGACCACTGCCTGCCCTCGAAGAAGTCCACGCACTGCTTCGCGGTTTCAGCCCACTCCCGCATCGCCCACTGCGCGCGCTGCACGCGGTCCGCGCAGAGCAGGATTTTCTCGGCGTGGCCGCGAACGATCAGAGGTTGCATGTCATGCGCCGAATTGGTAATTGCGCTCTGCCCACCGGACAAACGGCAGAGTGCGGAAAATGGTCATCAGACGCCAAATGCCCCGCGCAGCGCTGTCACTTCCTGTGCCGCAAGCAAATTTGAAGCGGCAAAGTTGTAGTGGATTCCATCGCCCGAGTTATACGCTGCGGACAGCCTTGCCGGCGACGCGCCATCAGACACCACGGAATCCCAATCCAGCACGTATGAACCGGCTCCCATCGCCCGGATGATCGTGTTCCAGTTCTTGCGCAGCGTATCGATAGCGGCACTTGAAATCGTGCCGGCAGACGACGGAATGCCCGTGCTTACGAACGGGATTCCCAGCCCCGCACGAGCGGCGGCGATCACCTCTTGCACCATGGATGCTTCCTGCTGAATCTGGTAGCCGGCAACACCAGTGGACGAATAGCTGTTGTTTGGGCTAAACCCCTGCATCACGACGGCATTCGGCGCCCAATTGGTGATTGCCGATACACCAGGCGGTTGAAATACCTGCATCGTCTGGCTGGCAAGACCGTGGTTGATGAACCCACACGGCACGCCAAGCGCGCAGATCGCCTGCATTGTTTGCAGACCGACACCGGAATACCCATCTTGGAAAATCGACGAACTGCCGTTCTGCGTCAACGAGTCGCCAATCATGAGCAGTGAAATGCCGCGCTTGCGACAACGGAAACGCACGCCTATCGTGATCAGGTTGTTGGATGGAGTCGAGAAGTTATTAGCCGCAGGGTTACTCACCATCAGCCCTGACGCATCAGCCTCCCATCGAGACTGCATGATGAATCCGGCGTTGGACGATGTTGCCGCTTCCATCCCGGTCCCCGTCGCCGTGCCACCAGTGAACGACGATGTGCCTCCGGTAACACTGATGCGAACAAGAACGAACGGCTGCGCAGAACCATCGCGACGCGCAATGCTTTGCAAGGGCAGCCAATCGGAGATATTCACGGCTGGAGCCGTTGCCGATCCGGCGGCGCTGGTCTTGGTCGACGCGCCAGCCCACTTGAAGGTTTTCCAGCCGAGCGGCGTGGTCGTATCGTCCAGTGTGTTGTTCTCAGTCCCCGCCTGTATCGGTCTGGTTACCTGCGCTACGGTGGAAGTCCTCTCTTCATCTGTCACGGCTCCGATTGCCTGATAGACGGTAGTCGCAGATGTCTCGTGGTGGTAAATGAACAACTGCACCGCATCGTAATCGCCAGGCGCCGTCAGCTTGACGGACCATGTACGTCCGGCCGTTGAGCCAGAGGTAACAG